AAGGCGTGAAAGTCAAGGTCGGACTCGTCAACCGACATGACTATTCCAATCCTAGCTTTGACGAACAACTTAGAGGGTAAAAATGGCTGTCCTGAAAGACTACTACTGCGAGACACACGGAATTTTTGAAGCATGGGAGCCTAAATGCCCCATGAAAAACTGCAAGGGGGAACTCAGTGTTGTGTTCCTCAAGCCTGTCGGCCTCAAATCAGACAAGACTAAGCGCACGGACAAGACCGTTCAGCAGCTTGCCATTGACTACGACATGACCGACATCAAGACTACCCGTGAAGGCGAACACCAGACTGGCTACATGAAACGCCATAACAAGCTCACGGACAAACAGTTCGCAGAAGCAGACGCAGCCATGAAAGAACAGCAAAAACAACAAGGCCCACGCCCTGGAGACCAAGCAATCTGGGGTGGAGGTGGCAACATCAGCATGAAGTCCGTCATGGGCGGTCAGTTCAAGCCCGTAAAAGACGAAACTGTAAGTATTAACCCTAAGTCGGCAGGAAATTTGACTGGCCCCAGAGCCGGGGTTATCATCAACGACCATGAGAACTTGCAGGTTAGCAAATCATGAGAATTCCAACTGATCTGATCGAGAGAGAGGAGTTTTACCTCGATCTCATCGAGAAATGCTTGGTTTCGCGTGAAAATCGCAAGACTGACTATGACTCTCTGCGGAGTTGGTACTTGTTTGGCAATGGCCCAGACGAGTCCCCTGCTCTTTACAACAAAATCTTCCCCCACATTGACCAACTGACCAGCTTTCTCTACTCAGCAGAGACAACTAGGTTCAGCATCAATGTAGGTGCGTCAGTAAAGAAGAACGAGCATAGCAAGATTCCAGTTCTGACACGCGCCTTGAATGACCGTTGGCTAGATAGCAACGCAGATCAGAAGTTCGCGCTGGCTACAACCTGGGCACTTTGCTACAACAGCGGGTTTATCAAGCTGGTGATGAAGGGCAAAAGCGCTCATCCTCACTATGTTGAGCCTGCCTGCATAGGTGTTTTACGGGAAGATATTCCCGGATTGGATAACCAAGAAGCCTTTATCCACACCTACTACATCACAAAGTCTGAGCTTTACAGCCAACTTTTCCTGCATAAAGACCGGGAAAGCATTGTCAAGCGGGTGTCTGCGATGCCGCATGAGCGCACAGAAGTTGCCAATGGCATTGAGCGCATCATCATGAACCAGACAAACCCCACGTTGTACGGCAATGTGAACTTGGATCTGGGCGGCATGAATCGCTACAAGGCAGAAGTTGCTGAAGACACCATTGAGATGGTCGAGTTGTATGTTTGGGACGATGACATTCATGACTACCAAGTGGTCACGAAAGCAGAGCCGAACGTCATCATCTATGACCGGCCCAATGAGACTATGTTCCTCAAGGGTGAACTGCCATTCGTGCAGATTAGCCCCAATCCCCTGTACGACTACTTCTGGGGGATGTCAGAAGTTCAGCGGCTCATATTCTTGCAGCAGCTTCGCAACAAGCGAATGGCCGAGATTCTTGACTTGCTAAGCAAACAAGTCTCTCCACCAACGGCTCTCATCGGATTTACGGGCATCCTCGATGAAAAGAACTTTGCTCTCAACCGTGCTGGTGGCCTGCTTGCTACTGATATGCCCAGTGCCAAGGTTGAGAAACTCGCTCCTCAAATTCCTCCTGATTTGTTCCGCGAAATCGGAGAGATTGACTTGATGTTTGAGGAAGCCAGTGGCATTGTGAGTGTTTTGCAGGGTCGTGGCGAATCAGGCGTGAGGTCGTCAGGTCATGCTTCTCAGCTTGCCCGTCTTGGCTCCAGCCGTGCCAAGAAACGCGCCCTCGTCATTGAAGACTCTCTAGAGAAACTGGCAACGCTATACCTGCGGTGTATGCAGGAATACGATGACACGCACTACGTTGATGAAAACGGTGTTCCATTCATCGCAGACCAGTTCACCAAAGATTTTGTGGTCAAGGTAGATGCACACTCCAACAGTCCGATCTTCATGGAAGACCTACGGACAATGGCATTTAGCCTGTTCAACGCACAAGTCATCGACAAAGAATCCTTGCTCGACTTGATTGACCCGCCTATGAAGCAAATGCTCAAAGACCGGCTCAAGAAAGAACAAGAAAACAAGCAAGCTCAGCAGGATACGCAACCTCAACCAGAAGGCAAGCCAGAAGGCAAGCCCCAACTTAAACAGGTGGGATGATGGCAGCAGTACCAGGAACCCAAGCGATGACCGCTCCCAAGGCCGACCAGCCTCGCGTGACGACTGAATCCCTGAAAAGAGGTGAAGGTACGCCAAGCTTGACAATGCGCCAGACAGGGTTTAAAACCTATACTGGGCGTAGTCAACGGGACTACAACCGCCGTTAAGGAGTGAAAAATGTACGGTATGAAGAAAAAGGGTCGTAAGACTCGTCGTTGATTCCCCGAAAGGGAATTGGGTATGGCTGCTTCCCCCCATAAGCAAGTGGCCCCTCTGAACCAAGGAGCGCATCATGCGTAAAGGTCGTAAAGGTCGTAAAGGCCGTAAGTAATCCGTAAGGATTTGTCTTTCGGGGCTGACATAAAATGCCCCGGCCTATTGCAAAAAAGTTTGTAATCGCTTACAAACCGCGCTAAGGAGTTGAGATGAGTGTTCCGGCAGACAAGTTGATGGAGTTGATGAGGGGTGCTAGATCGGCAGGCACAGCTATGCCTATGCCCGGAAGTCCCGCTGGTGTTGCGGCTGGAACAATGCCTACTCCTCCAGCACCTCTAACTGACGCTGAAACTCCTCCTATCTCCGCGCCAATGTCTACCCCAGAACCCAAGATGGGTAGCCGGGAAGCTGCGATGATTAACATCGGCATGGCGATGGATCTGCTAGAGCAATCGATTCCTGCGCTAGGAACAGAATCGGAAGAAGCTCGAAAGACGCTAGATGCCATTCGTAACCTGACTGGCATCCTTGGCCCACGCAAAGGCCAGACTAACGAACTTCAGCAAGCTGAGATTCTTCAGATGCTGCAATCGCTTCCTCAAGCTGGTGGCGCAACGCCTGAAGGAAAAGCTCTAGCACAAGCGCCCGTCCCTGGTATGCCGCCTATGGGCGGTATGCCAACACCACCCCAAATGTAAAAGGAGTCCATCATGGATTTGTTCAAGCCCCGTGGCGCTGCTGCTCCCCGCCGCCCCACTGACAACAACCAACAAAACGGTTCTGTCACCAACACCCCACGTTTCTCTGAACTCGGCGGTCTGTCTTCTCCCAGCAAAGTTGGGAAAAGCGGGATGGCCGTGAAGAAGCCTGGCGACGGGAAAAAAGTCATTTAATCGTATAAAGAGGGTAACAAATGTCTCTAGAAAATCTTTCTCCCCAAGCTCGGGATGAACTTGCGGCTCTGGCTCAGCGTCTTGCTGACAATCCAGAGACTCGCAAAGACTTCTTGCGGATGACCAAAAAGGTCAATCCCGATCTGCCTATTCCTGAACTAGAAATTGATGACAGGACTAGCTCTGCCATCAGTCAGATGCGGCAGGAAAACGATGCGATCCGTGCAAAACTGCAAGCTAAAGAAGCGCAGGAAATGCTGGACAAGCGGCGGCAGTCGTTGGTGAAAAAGGGTCTGGTAGACAATGAAGACGAAATTGATGCCGTGGAGAAACTCATGTTGGAGAAGAAAATCGCCGACCATGAGACTGCGGCACAGTATCACCAGTGGATGAAACAGGCGGCAGTACCGACTCCTTCTGGATACCAACCTTCAGCCGTCAAGTCTTTTGACCTGAACAAGTTCTGGAAGAATCCGGCAAACGCCGCCCGTGAAGAAGCTGTGAGAGCGCTCAATGATGTTCGCAAACCTATGCGACCCATTGGATTGTAAAAGAGGGTATTTTTTTCTAGGAGAGAACCATGCCTATTGGTGGCGGTATTCTTCCGGCAACAGGTAGTTCGCAGTTCACCGAACTGACTTATGTCACTCGGCGTGCGTTCATTCCTAAGCTGGTTGTCCAACTTTATAACTCTACGCCCTTGATGGCGGCACTGATTGCTAACAGTCAGCAAGCCTCTGGTGGTGTGTCGTCCGTAACTGTGCCCGTTCAGGGCGCTCAGTTCGTGAACGCTCAATGGTCTGACTACAGCGGCTCGTTCGCTCACTC